ATCTCCGGAGTATAGTTTCTGGGGCTGGTTAGGGGCGATAGGGATAGAACCCAGGGAATCAGAATTATTAGAACTCGAGCAGGGTATTAAAGATAATCCGCATGATTATTTTCCACTGGAGGAGAAATGAAATATGTCTACATAGCCGCTCCATTCAGCGGCGATGAGCTGACAAACATCATCAGGGCGTCTCGTATTGCAGCGATGGTTAATGTAGCGGGGGAGGGCAAATGGTCAGCGGTCTGTCCGCACACCATGAACAATTTGATCGGTCTGGAAATGACGGATATGGGCAGCAAGCTGGACGATGATTATTGGTACGAATCAACCTGCGGATTAATGCTGCGATGTGATGCGATGATTTTGTCTCCGGAATGGCGTGGGTCTCAAGGATGCCGACAGGAGGTAGATGAGGCATTTGCTCATAAAATACCCTGCGTACCACTAATTCGGGATTTTCAGATCGATGATGTTAGAAGCGTGTTAAATTGGTTGGAAGGAGAAATTCAGCATAAAATCAAACATGTTAATGGATAAATTTTATCTATTACGAGGCGTTAAGGTTCGCATTTTATGCCGTTGGGGTCGCGGTGGTGGACCGCGGAATGTGATGATCCAATATCCAGACGGGAAAATCACTGTACGCCCGTTTCGGGGGCTCCGCAAGATTAAAAGAAGCAAAACCCAATTGCAACTATTAGGAAATTCCGAATAGTTCAACAGAAAGGCAATTACATGTATCACGCAAATTGCTTCTCCGTAATGCAATCATTACCTGACGAATATGTGCAATGTGTTATCACGAGTCCACCTTACTGGGGATTACGGGCATATTTGACACAGCCGCAAATATGGGGTGGCGAAAAGGCTGAATAGACAATATATTATGATAGAAATTGGCGAGAGATACGTGAAATACTCAAGAGATAGACTAAAACAACAAACAATAGGGATATAAGACTAATCAATGAAAGTTAAACGGGTAAATCGTTACGAGTGCGAGTATTGCGGTAAGAAAGGACTATCTGCATCGCACATGAGTCAACATGAGAAACATTGCACAATGAACCCTGATCGTATCTGTCGAATGTGCAACCTCATCGAGCATCAGCAAAAGCCGATGTCTGATTATCTGGCTGTGTTGCCGGACTATGACGGCGATTACGATTCGTTTGGATTTATTCCAAACAACTCTCTAAACGCGTCTTATTTTATTGCCGTAGAGGAGGCGATCCCAAAATTGAGAGAGATCACAGGGGATTGCCCCGCTTGTATTTTAGCGACGTTGCGGCAGAAGCGGATACATCCGTCAGACGTGAATGGATTTAATTATGCAGACGAATCTAAAGGATTTTAACCATGCGAGAGAAAATAATTGTACAGAAAATTCTGCAGTATCTCAATGGGTTGGACCATTGTTATGCTCGCAAAATATTCTCATCGAATTTTACGGCAAATTTACCGGATATTATCGCTTGTTATCGTGGACGAACCCTCGCGCTTGAGGTAAAACGTCCGGGAAATTCATTGACGAAGCTACAGGAAATCGAATTATTGCATTGGACACAAGCCGATGCAATCGCAACGCGAGTCGATTGCGTTGATGATGTTCGATTGATTATTGCATCAATTGATTCATTTATGACGGTTGTATAATTATTTTAATTATTTTATAAAAATGTAATAAAACGCTTGACATTTTCGGTTCTCCAATATATATTGGAATTAGCAGATGTGAGGTCATCTACTGAAACCAAAACAAGGGAGAGACAATGGATTATGCAGAACAACGTAAACTGGGGCTGAGACTCATCCGGGGCTTAAACTGTCCTGAACTCCGCGAGGCAATTCGTGACGGCTGTTGTTGGGGGGAGATCATGACCGCTGCCAGACCCCTACGGGATAAACTACTGCCGCGGTTGCTGAAAACTGACATCCCCTCAGCATGGGCATATCATTGGGCTCTGCATATTGGCGACCGCAACATCATGCGCGATCGGGTTACCGAATCGGAATACGCTTACTGGTGGGCTATGGACATCGGTGACTGCAACATCATGCGCGATCGGGTTACCGAATCGCAATGGGCATACTGCTGGGCTCGGTATATTGGTGACCAGGACGTTATGCGCGATCGGGTTACCGAATCAGAGTGGGCATATCGCTGGGCTCGGCATATTGGCGACCGGGACGTCATACGCGATAGGGTTACCGAATCGCAATGGGCATACTGGTGGGCTCGGTATATCGGCGACCAGGACGTTATGCGCGATCGGGTTACCGAATCAGAGTGGGCATATCGCTGGGCTATGGACATCAGTGACCGCAACATCATGCGCGATCGGGTTACCGAATCGCAATGGGCATACTGCTGGGCTCGGTATATCGGCGACCAGGACGTTATGCGCGATCGGGTTACCGAATCAGAGTGGGCATATCGCTGGGCATGGCATATCGGTGACCATGATATTATGCGAGCCCGCATTACCGACCCGTACTGGGTTGAACGATTCAATAAATTGAAGCCGAAGGAGGAGACATGCTGAAAACCCAGATTTTCTGCGAACGTGAGACCGGCAACTGGACATACCATATCACGTATCATCACAGTAAACACGGGATGGGGTTGCTGGTTGGGGGGTTGAAATACTCCCGATTACCGGATACAATTCAACAACCTATTTCACGCGATGAATGTACGCGGCTCGCACGAGAACATCGGAAACTTATCAGGGATAGTATTCACCGCAATCCTGACCTGTATAAACCAACGGAAGAGAAATGATTCCCAACTGACCGATTTTTTTTCATAATCGATCAAAAAAAATTCTCTTGTCCTCTTGACAAGGGGATTTTTTTATCGTAAACTCGAGACAGCATTAAATTGCTGGAGTATTTTAGATGCCGAATAATAGCGCATTCAGGGATCGTATCACGGATTTTAGACGCGTTAAGGCGTCGGAATTGCTTGATAATCCTAAAAACTGGCGCATCCATCCTAAAAATCAATCCCGCGCCCTGCGGGGAATCCTGCGTGAAATAGGTTATGCACAAGCCCTCGTTGCCCGGGAGCTTGATGACGGTCAACTCGTCCTGATCGATGGACATCTCCGTAAAGATATGAAGTTACTTAAATGCAGAAAAGATATCAATTTAGAGCATCCAACTTAAACCTATGCGGTTTGAACTATGGCAGTAAGAAGAGGTAATCAGAAAACATCGAAACGAAAAATTGCGCAGTCGGAACGTGAGGCAAAAGCCTTGGAGCTTCGGAAAGCGGGATATGACCTCAATTACATTGCGCGGGAATGTGGTTTTAAGGGCCGGTCAGGAGCATATCATGCAATCAAGCGCGCGATTGAACGTATAACAACCGAGCCAGCCCTCGAGGTTCGGGAGCTCGAGTTGCATCGGCTCGATCATCTTCAGCGGCTCTGCTGGGATCGAGTGCTCGACGAGGGCGAGATCGAACTCGTTGATAAATTATTACGAATTATGGATCGACGGGCAAAACTGCTCGGATTGGATTCGCCGGTCAAAGTCGCGCCGACAAATCCTGCCGGCGATAGTCCATATTCGAACCTGAGCGATGAGGATTTATTGAAAATGTACCGGAAACTGATGTCTAAAATTGAGTCCGAACATGGCAGCTCCTGATACGCGACAGATGGCTAATCTGGTCTGGCATGAGATTCAGCGGCGATGGAATCTGGTGGCGCGTCAAAATCAATTGCCGCCGGATGGTGATTGGGTTTACTGGTTAGCGATTGGAGGACGCGGCGGCGGTAAAACTCGAACTGGTGCTGAATGGATTCGATCCTGTATTGAGAATAATGTTTATGGCGTTTTCGCATTTGTAGGACGGACAGCAGCAGATGTGAGAGATGTTATGGTTGATCTGCCACCGCCACAAGGGCGCGCAGGGATATTATCGTTGAATTGGAAATCCGGTTATGAACCCCGATATATACCGTCGAAATCCCGAATTGAATTCGGAAATGGTGCGATTGCACATCTGTATTCTGCTGAAGAGCCCGATTCGCTCCGCGGTCCACAGCACGAGGCGGCTTGGTGTGATGAGCTCTGTTACTGGAAATATCCCCAGGAGACCTGGGACAATCTGCAGTTCGGATTGAGATCGGGAATGAATCCGCGAATTTGTATAACGACTACTCCACGTCCTATAAAACTGCTGAAAAATCTGATAGATGATGATTTAACCATTATGACTCGCATGACCACGTATGACAACATTGATAATCTGGCGCCGTCATTTGCAGACCGCATCATCAAAAAATACGAGGGGACACGTTTAGGGCGTCAGGAATTGAATGCGGAAATCCTCGAAGACATCGAAGGGGCATTATGGAAACGATCAACGTTTGATAAAAATCGGGTCAGCAAACATCCTGATTTAGTGCGAATTGTAGTTGCAATCGATCCTGCGGCAAGCTCGAATGACGATTCAGATGAAACAGGAATCGTGGTTGCTGGACGAGGAGTTGACAATCATGGTTATATGCTGGCGGATCTGAGTTGTCAGGAGAGTCCCGCCGGCTGGGCGCAGAAAGCGGTTAACGTATACCAGATATTGCGGGCAGATGCGATCATAGCTGAGGCAAATAACGGCGGAGAGATGATCGAACACACAATCCACACGGTTAATTCTACAGTTAAGGTTAAGCTAGTTCACGCCTCACGCGGGAAAATGGTGCGGGCTGAACCGATTGCATCGCTGGATGAACAGGGACTCCTGCACCAGGTCGGCATATTCGGGGAATGCGAGGATCAGTGTTGTACCTATGTTCAGGGGGACCCTAAATCACCTGACCGGATGGATGCCCGGGTATGGGCATTCACAGAATTAATGCTGGTTGAAGAGGACGGAGAGTTCTGGCTTGCGTAAATATCTGATGATGTTAGAGTTAAGGTTTGTAATAGGAAAATCGGTAATAGGAAAATCGATTTTGTAATAACTTCCAAGTCATTGAAAATACGGGATGTAATTTCTCGTAATTGGAATGGCGACTCTTATTCTTTATATACGCGCGCGCGTGAGTAATTGTAATTGGAGAAAATGAAAAGTGGTTTGCGAGAATCAACGAAAGGAAATTATTTCCAATTACAGCAGAGATTAAACATAATGCTGATACGGGCTGATAATGTAATTGGAAACCAATTACACACCAATTACACCTATTATAGCCTTTACTCTGCGGGAAACGAATCACTCAATACCCACGCCCATTTGAGGCTCATATAAAGGGCGTGGAAACGTAATTGGAAATCAATTACATTTCTCATTACATTATTACATCCTCCAGTTATGGAGGGCATACAGGAGCATGTGAATTTGAAAAATCTCTTGACGGGATTACTGAAATCATTCAAGGCAAAGCCGAAACCGTTGCCGCAATCGAGTCATCTGGTCTTCTATCTGGGATCGGGATCGACGCCGCAGTATGGTGATAGTGATTATGCTGATCTGGCGCAGGGCGGATACAAACGGAATTCGGTGGTCTATAGCGCGATCAATATGATCATGTCGTCATTCTGTGAAGCGCCGGCGCGGGTTTATGATGAGAGGGACGGACGGGTATTGCCGGGTCACAGATTGCGTGGATTACTGAAACGCCCTAATCCGTTTATGACCGAGCATGAGTTCAAATCATTATCATTGATCTATTATTATTTGTCTGGAAACGTTTTCATTGAGAAATGGCGTAATGCTGCGGGTGTTCCTGTAATGTTATGGTCGCTCCGACCGGATCGGGTTAGTATTATTCCGTCGGCTGATAAATTTATCGAGGGGTATATTTATACCCTGGGGGAGAGGAAATTTCTCATTAAACCGGAGGACATGATTCATCTCAAGGCGTCGGACCCACTGAATGATTATTTTGGAATGTCGCCGATGATTGCAGGATTGCGGGATATAGGTACTGACAATGAAGCAACCGATTTTACGAAAATCACACTGGAGAATCGTGGAAAAGCTCCAGGCGTGATCGTGCGTATGAAAGGTGACATGGACGCTTCGCAGATTGAGCGATACAGGTCGATGTGGGCTTCGAGGTATGAAGGTGATCGAAGAGGGACACCGCTGTTCATGGGTGGCAGTATTGAGGACATAAAGACGATTTCACTGAACATGAAGGAGCTGACATTTCCCGATTTACGGGACGTCAGTGAGGCTCGCATTTGTACGATATTTGGTGTACCGCCGATACTGATCGGGCTCAATGTCGGATTGAAACGGTCAACATTCTCGAATTATCAGGAGGCGCGAACAGCATTTTATCAGGATACAATCCGTCCTGCGCAGGTACGTTGGGACGAGGAATTGACCGAGGGATTGGTATCGGATTTCGGCGGTGGTATTTTCGTTCGACATGATATTTCAAATGTATCGGCATTATCAGCAATTAGGGAGTCGCGTTCCAAACAGGTATTGGAGGCGTTAAAATCTGGTATTATGACCCGGAACGAGGCGAGGATTGAATGGGGATTGCCGTTAGCTCCTGGTGGCGATGTGTTTCTCATGCCGTTGAATACCATTGAGACGCCTATGCAGAAATCATCAGGAGGCGGGAAATCCTCAAATGATGAAATAAAATCGCTCCGATGGAGTATATTGGCAAATGGTGCAGTTCTGCGACGCGAGGTTGCAGAAAAATCCACGTCTAAAATTCGGGAATGGGCAGCACGAGAATTTGATCATCAATCGAAAGATGTTTTACGTCTCGTAAGGCGGCTGAAGTCAAACGTCAAATATACTGAAGGCGATCTGGATGCTATAATGCGGCAATTGACGATGTTTGAATTAGGAGAGGAATGGGTTGAGCGAATACTCGATGACGGTATTCCGGTTATTACACAGGTATTGATTAGCGCAGGACAGATGGCAGCGGCTGAGTTAGGAGTTGCATTTGATTTATCGAGCGCGGAGGTACAGGCATTCATCAGGGATTATAAATTCCGATTGGCGAATGTGATTTCAGAAACCTCCATCAATGATGTCAGATCGATTATATTGGCGGCGCAGCGTGATGGATTGAGCTATGCTGAAATAATTGAGCGGTTGATGGCTAAATTTGGAAATTGGACGGAAGCGCGTGCATACATGGTTGCGCGGACGGAGACGGCTCGAGCACTATCACGAGCTGCCGAGGCGGTTTGGAAAGAGAACGGAATCAAAATAAAAGAGTGGCTGCCGGCAGGCGGAGATGCATGCGAGTATTGTGAGGCAATGCGAGGCAGGCGAATTGCTGTCGGGACTAATTTTTTCAACCAGGGGGATACATTTCAGCCTATACCCAGAGATCCTGAGGATGATCCATTACCGCCGATAAAACTGGATTATGAGGACATTCCGGGTCCGCCATTGCATCCGAATTGTCGTTGTGATTTGGTTCCAATCATTGAATAGGATTGAAAAATGAATTACGAAATTCTGGAATTTCCGGTTGAGCTGAAGGCAGTCAAGGAGGGCAAAACAGACGATCGGATCGTTGAGGGATATGCATCGACATTTGGCAATATCGATCAGCAGGATGATATTGTCATGCCAGGAGCATTCAAAAAGACACTGCAGGAGCGCGTGCCTCAAGGTGCGGTGAAATTTTTATCAGGACATGATTGGTCACCGGCGGGATTGATCGGAGTTGTAACGGATGCGAGTGAAGATGAAAAGGGGCTCTATTTCCGGGCGAAATTATCAAACGCACCGTCGGTTGAGGATATTTATGTAAAAATGATTGAGGGTATTCTCGATAAACTGTCAATTGGATTTCGAACCATTCGGGATAAATTTGAAGAAATTGACGGTCGGCAGATTCGGCAGATACTGGAGGTGTTGTTATACGAAATATCTGCGGTTGTATTTCCAGCAAATGAGGCAGCATCAATTACGGCAGTAAAAAGCGTCGTGCCGTTTCAGGATTTACCATTGGCGAGTCGATCGCGGGCATGGGATAAACCAGCAGCAGAGAAACGTGTCAGAGCATGGGCTAAAGCCGACGATGCACCAAATACGAAATATCGACGGGGATTTGTCTGGTATGATCGCGCAGCGCCAGAGAATTTCGGTTCATATAAATTGCTCATCGGCGATGTAATCAATGGTCAACTTCATTGCATCCCTCGTGCAGTATTCGCGGCGGCGGGGGTTGTCATGGGGGCGCGTGGTGGAGTTGACATTCCTGATACAGAAATCGGGGGAGTGAAAAAACATCTCGAGCGATATTATACTAAAATGCGGTCGCAATTTGATGATGATACGATCATAGCGCCGTGGAAAAAATCTATCGATTTATTGTTTGATATTACTGCCGACGAGGATACACTCGTTGGTGAATTTGAGCCGGATCGTGTAATCACATTATGTTCACGATTACTGAATAAATTGGATCCGGTTGAGCGCGGAGAGACAATCAAACGGTTATCTGCCGAGCCGGTACGTCCACTCACAGATGAGGAGCGATTGCAATATCTGCGGTTGAGGAGTAAGAGTCTTAACGTAGCAATGGAGTTATTGAAATGACGAAAGAACAGTTATTGCAACAAGCACAAGCCAAATACGATGAGGCTCGTGTAATCCAGAAGCAGCTTGAGGAAGAGAAGCGCGCCGGAACCTCAGAAGAGATTCAGAAAATCGAGGGGCTCCTCGATGAAGCGTTAAATCTGTCAGATCAGGTGAAAAAGCTGGATAGCGTTGCAACGAAATTCGAGGCGATGGGCGTTCAGTTCAACAAGCCTGCCGCGCCGCATCCGGTCGGAGATGGTATTCCGGCTCCCAGATCAACAGAGAATGATTTGGTGACAGATGCAGCGGTTGTAAAGGCGATGAACGCGGCATTCGGAATCGGTGAAATTCTCTCGCCGGCAGATGCTGTGAAATCGGCAGAGCGTAATCTGTTTACGGCATGGCTGAAGGCGCAATCAGCTGATCCGATTTATGGGCTGTATCATAGGGAGTTTTCTCCGTATGAGAAAGCGTTTCTGGATGTACAGCAAAAGGCATTGAGTCGCCTGTCAGACCCTGATGGTGGATATCTCGTCAGCGAGGATCGGCGTCAGGAGCTGATCCGGAAACTGGCGGATGCAACATGGATCAGGAAGGTTGCGCGAATCATCACGACAACGAAGAGCAAAGTCACGTATCCTTCGTTCGAATTTACACCGACAGTGTCGGTTGTGAAAGACGGCGAGACGATCACACCTGAAGACCTGACCAACATCGCGGGGAAACTAACATTCGAGCCTCATTCGATGGCTGCGATTGTCAAAATTCCTTGGGAGCTGTTGGATGACAGCGATTTCAATCTGATTCAGCTTCTGGTTGAGATGTATGCCGAGCGTAAAGGCGAGGTCGAGGAGGGCTATTTCGTTTATGGCACAGGAGTCGAACAGCCGTTAGGAATTCTCTCAACATCGGGAATCACGGCAGTTGATGTCGAAACTGCCACGTCAGCAGAAATTACAGTCAATGATGTTCAGGGATTACCATACAACCTGAAAGCCGCGTATCGCAGTAATGCACGCTGGTTGATGAATCGAACCTACATGAAAAAGGCGATGCTGTTGCGCGATGATTCGGGCGGTTCAGGAACGGGACTTTTCATGTGGCAGCGGAATTTCCAAGCCGGCGAACCGCCTACGTTGGCGGGGTATCCGGTGATGGAGACTGAATTCTGGCCCACCGTATCGGCAGATGGTGATGCGGTAATGGCATTCGGCGATTTCAGTTTTTACACGATTTGCGACCGGAAGGCGTTCGTAATGCAGAAACTGGTTGAGCTGTATGCCGCCTCGCGTCACGTCGGGATTCTCATGGATGCCCGGGTCGACGGGGGTCTGCGTGATGTCAACGCATTTGTGCGGCTGAATCGCACCTAAAAGCCGAGCGGAAGATTCTGAAGTTAAAAATCAAGAGACTTGAGAGGACACATAATGAATGATCTGCATAACAATGTATCGGTTGAGTATAGCGTTTATCCGGTCGTAGCTGACGCAGACGTGGATGGCGCGACAATCGATAAATCCGGATATGGGGCAGTTGAACATGTGATTATGTTCGGGATTGAGGGTATTACGCTCTCGGGGACGAACAAAATCGAATGTATTCTGCAGCATGGTGATGAATCTGACGCGAGCGATATGGCGGCAGTTACATCAGCCGATGACTATATCGGAACCATGGTTGATGCCACGACCGGGAAATTTTTCGTCGCGGATGCCAATGCGGATATTCCGGCGGTCGCGAATATCGGATATCGCGGTAAAAAGCGATACACCCGCGTCGTTTTCGATTTTTCGGGAACGCATGGAACGGGAACGCCGATTGCGGCAGTCGCGGTTAAGGGGAGTCCGTATCGTGCAGGAGGCAGCGGAGTGCTGAGTTAAACCAGCAAATCCGGCAAACTTGGAGGGGTGGAGCATAAAATCTCCACCTCTCCAGAATTCGAGAGAATAATGAATTTTCAGTATGAATTACTTCATCCGATAAATGTCAACGGTCGCACAGTTATTGAAACAGGGGCAATACTGGATGATCTCATATTGGGGAAGACGATCATAAAAGAGCTCTTGCGGGGGCGGGAATTGATTTGCCTGAAACGACCATCGCGAAAAATCGGTAGTGGCGAGTATCAAGCTCGCCATGGAACGGTTTTAAACGGAACGGTTGTTCTGCAACCTGGTGGGAAATATGATACGCGACGTATCGGCGTGTTATATCGGCAGATCATGGCACACAAACGATTCATTCGTGTATTACCGCGAATTGAAAAAATTCCAGAAAAAAAGCCGAAAAAACAACCGCCTGAGGACAAGGAGCTCAAACCCATCGCTGTTGCCACATTAAAGATCGATAAATGAGTGATCTGGTTACACTCGCCGAGGTCAAAACATATCTCGGGATTGATCATTCAGACGATGACGATTTGTTTGAGGGATTGATCGATTATTTCACGCAGGGAATTGAGACTTATCTTAATCGATCCTTCACGCAATCGAGTTTCACCGAATATCATGATGGGGGGGCCCGGGATTTAATTGTGAAAAATCGACCGATTGATTCAATCACCTCGATAATTGATACGGATGATGATTCGACATTATCGTCTGACAATTATGATTTCGATCCTGAAGCTGGTACGATCTGGCTCTCCGAGGAGAATACGTTATTTATTTATGGATCAACATTTCCTGATCGGAAACCTGCATGCTGGTCGAGCGGTCGTCGGCGTTGGAAGGTTACGTATGTTGGCGGATTTGATGGTGCACCGGATGATATTAAACTGGCAGCATTATTGTTAATTGCGAGCCGGTATCGCGATCGTGAAGGCGATAAAACCGGAGAGCGGATCGGCGATTATCAATATACACTCAATGCTCCAATCGCGGGAGTATTAACAATGGCGCCAGATGCGAGGAGTATTCTGGATAAATATAAAGATTTGTGGTTCTGATGCAGGGATTACTCCGCAGAAAAATATCAATCCGCCGCAAGGCACGGGTAGCAGATGGACAGGGCGGTTGGACTGAAAACTGGGCAACGGTAGCAACGGAGAGGGGGCGGATTCGTCCGGCAACAGGACGTGAACAGGTGGCAGGTCAGCGCGAACAAGCGAAAATATCTCACGTTGCATATTTCAGGATTGGTGCAGATGTAACGGAAAACTGTCAATTGGTACTCGGTGATTTAACGGTTGAGGTATTAGGGGTCAGGGCTGTTGGTGGAAATCGACATCACCTCGAGGTGGATTGCATGGAAACCCAGGGAGGAGCATGAATAAAATAACTACCACGATGACCTGGCATGGTGACCGGATAATCCGGAGAGCGAATAGTGCTCTTGAACAGGGCATGATAAATGCGTGTGTTTATGCTGTAGAGAAATGCAAACGATATGTTGCGCAGGGGCAGCCGCCGGGTCCGCCGGGTGGACCACCTCATGTTAAAACAGGAACATTACGTAAATCGATTTGGTATGAAGTGCATAGAACGCCGACCAAAATCATTGGATATGTCGGGGTATTGGAGGGAATCACAACAGGATCAGCTGAGCCCTATGCGCTGCGGCTTGAAATGGGTGAGCCGAAATTTCGCCGACCATATTTACGCCCGACAGTTATGCGGTATCGTCGGAAATTGTTTTCGTTGATTGTGAGAGGTTATGGTTGATGAGTGATTTTACAAAGGCGTTTTACAATCGATTAGCAAATGATGCTACGCTTTCATCATTGATCACGAGTTATAATAGCGCACCTGCAATTTTTACAGGGAGGCTGGTTCCAGATGATGCGGAATTACCATATATTGTAATTTCAGCGCCGGTTACGGATGAGCCATTTGATACGAAAACTACTCGCGGGCGGGATCAGATTCGGGATGTATTATGTTATGGAGCAGAGGAGGGGAGTTTATTAAAACTCGAACAAATTGCCGAGCGGGTCAGGATATTGTTTCACAGGCACAAATTATCAATTGACAATTACGAAACTGTTATAGCGTCGGCGTCGGGCGCGATCAGCGTACCACTGGAGGGCGCATCTGGTGAGAGAATAGCCGGATTGGTGGTATCAGTTCGAATTTTAGCAATGGAGGTTTGAGGTGGCTGTTGTAGAAATTACGCCCGTTGAACTGGACGAGGACGGGTTGGTGCGAGATGAAGACAGCGATTCATTTGAGGCGGCGAATTCCGACGGGAATGAGTACGTGAATGATGGTCGCACGATATTCGAAATCCGAAATGAGGGATCGACAGAGATCACGGCAACATTTACTGCTCAGAAGACCTCGATCAAAGTCGAGGGATTTGGGCAATCGATTCCGATTTCGGACAAAACGCTCGTGACTGATGGATCAACAGGGAATAGGACTGAGGCGGCGATTATTCTGCCTACGGCAGGATACAATGATGGCAATGGCAAGGTTCAGGTGACCTACTCCGCTGTTACCGATTTGAAAGTCCGGGCGGTCAAAATCGCAAACGTAGGATAGGGAGGTAAATATGGCCGAGATAAATGGTGCTGATGTCGTTCTCCGTGTCAATACGGGGACATACGATACTCCAGTATGGACAACGGTCGGGTCGCAGGGGAATGTAGTATTCAATGAAAATGTCGATGTAATTGATGTTTCCTCAAAGGATTCCAGAAACCGGAAACTGTTGCCTGGACGATATTCGGCTTCAGTAACACTCGATGCTCTCTACGTTCCGAGCGCAGCAGGTTATACGGCATTACGCGATGCGATGCGAAACGGAACTGTGATGAAAATTCGTCGCCAGTATTCAGGAACGGATACTGAACAGGCAGATTGCATTGTAACATCAATGTCAGATTCATTTCCTGATCAGGAAGCTGCCACTATCAGCGTATCGGTTGAGGTGACAGGAGCATGGTCAGCAGTATGAACGGGATAAAAATCACTGTTGGTGGCAAAGAGAGAATAATTCGGTTCACGATGCGCTCCTATGCTGGATTGCAAGCTGAATCGAAAAAGATCGGGCTGAAATTCGATCTATCGAATCTCGATTCAACCAACATGCTGCATTTAGCGGGGATGCTGTGGGCAGGATTATTATCTGATGATCCCAGTTTGACTCTCGAGGAGGTATTAGACTGGGAAATGAATCCATCAGTATTTGCCGAACCTGTTGCGGAGGCGCTCAACAGATCCCTGGGGGAAGCGAAAGCGCCGGTCGGACGAGCGAAGCGTCGGGGGCAAGGTTCGACTGGCGCGAAGCCTACCGATTAGCTATTCAATCTGGTATTCAGCCGTCGGAATTCTGGAATCTTAGTCCTCTTGAATTTACTCTACTCACACAGGGATATACTGAGAGGGTTGAGTTAGAGATGAAGCGTTCGATTCAGCAGGCTTGGTTGACGGCAATGTTATCGCGAGCTAAAACAATTCCATCCCTGAATCAATTGTTACCATCGGAGAATAAATCAATCACCGGTGTTGATTTGATTAAGCGGAAACGATTACACGAGGAAATCTGTAGGAGGTTAAATGCCTGAACAGGAACTCGGAAAGGCGAAATTCAAACTCGAGCTTTCTATGGACAAATTTGTCCGTAATTTGAAAGATGCTCAAGGGAAAATTCGAGTCTCTTCGAGTGGAATGACGAAATCATTGGAAAAAGTGCGAATGACTATTGCGCGTATTCGTAATGCAAGTCTGCTGTTCAAATTTACGATGGCAGCGACTTTTTATGCGATTACACGAGTAGTGAGTTCTACGACCAAGGCATTCATTGAGCAGGAAGCAGCTCAACGTCAGATTGAAGCTCGCGTTCGTTCAACAGGATTTGCAGCGGGTATGACATCGCGTGAATTGAGAGAAATGGCTGCAGGATTTCAAAAAGTCACAACCTATGGAGATGAGGCTGTATTATCGCTTCAGGGAATCCTGTTGACTTTTACAAATATCGGACATGATGTATTACCCGGAGCAGTTGAAGCTGCCCTTAATATGAGTACTGTTTTAGGTCAGGATTTGAAATCATCTGCACTCATGCTCGGAAAAGCATTAAATGATCCGATTTTGGGGATCACTGCACTTTCGCGGGCGGGAGTTCAATTCACACAACAGCAGAAGGAATTGATAAAAAATCTGGTAATGACCGGTCGTACCCTCGATGCGCAGAAAATGATTTTAAGGGAATTTGAAAAGGAGATGGGGGGGGCAGCGCGGGCAGCACGTGATACATTTGGGGGGCGAACACAGGCATTAATGAATGAATATGGTGACGTTTTAGAAAAAATAGGGCATTTGTTTTTATGGATCGGTGCTCCTGCAGTTGAAACATTAACTGGAGTGTTTGAATTATTCAATAATATATTAGGCGAATCAGAAACAAGGGTGCAGAAATTAAATGATATAATGGAGGAGTATTTTATACTAATTAAATCATATCAGGATCCGCTGAATAAATTTACAGTCAATCTAAATGGTGAAGAGGTATTAGATTTTTCAGCAGCGATAGGAGAATCATCGAAGAGCGTTGCCGATTTACAGAAGGAATTAAATGATATATTAAATAAAGGCGCAGGAACATTTGGACAATTAGCAGTAGTTGCAAGCGATATGACCTCGAGTGTAGGAGAATTCGATGCTGTATTAAGACCTGTAAAGCAGAATATTGATGATATTGCTAAAACAATAGATAAAATACCACCCAGACCGATTCTTCCAGTCGATATACTGGAATTAGATATTGATACAACGGCATTATCTCAATGGTATCAAATCTGGGAGAGAAATTTAACCAATGCTGAGAGGTTAGCGCTTGGTATTGCCCATCTAAATGAAGTCATGGCAAAAAGTGGCGGCTTGATGACAGATGAGATATATCAGCGTGAATTAGCAAGGCTAAAGGATATATATGGTGAGACAGCAGATTCAATAGATGAGATAATAGATTCGACGGATGAGATGGCAGACACGATGGAGGAAGCTACTGATAAAATGAATGAATATGCCGAGCAAGCTGCTCGGAATATCCAGGATGCTTTTGCTGATTTTCTGTTCGATCCGTTTGATAAGGGATTGAAGGGAATGTTGGACTCATTCCTCTATACGCTCCGGCGGATGGCGGCGGAAGCATTATCAGCGAAAATCCTATCATCTATATTCGGTGTTGGAGGTATTAGCGGTGCACTCGGATCGGTATTACCTTTTTCTGCACCGGGAGTGAGTAGCGGAACATCATTAGCCGGGCGTAGTGGTGGAGGTGATGTAACGGTAATGATTGATAGTGTTCAGATTTCGAGTTATTTACGGACAGTTGAACAGTTCAATAATCGGCGTGCATATTGATTGCCGAGATATATAAAAACGACGAGTGGCATGAACTCGTTTGGATTCAGGGCGACGATCCGTTAGTTGTGATTGAGGTTGAGCAGGACACGTTATTTAATTTCGTATCATCGTATGCACAGCTCCTGATTTTCGACAGGGATGGTTATTTTCGTCCCGGTGGTGATATGGAAATAGTCCGCGGTGATATTGTCAGGATTAAAGGCGGGAGTCAGCAGACCGAGATATTTCGTGGTTTCGTAGATCGTGAGCAATCATGGAATTATGAAAATGAACTACTCAGATTTCGTGTTTTGAGCTATTCACAGGAGCTGAAGGATTTGAAGATCGGGAAACGCGGTAATGTGGTTAATGCTGATGGTGAAATGGAGAGCGTTTCAGGATTGCGATATTTGAAACGACTCCAAATACCGCGTATAGTAAACGACGAGGAAATACAGGAGGACTGGTTGCAGGTTATCTGGGAGCATATTTATCCGACCCTGACACCTGCAGACCGTCTCGGTTATGATGAGGTATATTTATACGATTCACGTGGATTGCCCTTTCAACCGGAAAACGATCAGGATGCCTATGAAGAGGTTCAATGGGGAGTGTATCGATGGAGGAATAGTGACAGCCTGATGCGACAGATCAATCTATCTGATATTGCGAGAGACGTTGTTAGGCAGTTGAATCTGGAATATGGGAATTATGAACTCATCTATTCCCCGGGAACGATCAGCCGATATTCTAATTTACGCATTATTGATAAAAATTATAGCGACAATGATGTATTTATGAAACAGATCGATGGTGAATTAAAACCCTGTCATATTGGTTGGAACGCGGCGGGTGATACAGCAGAAATACGGATCATTGAAAACACCTATGATTGTGGAGATTCAATTGAATTAAATTGCGATATTGATCTGGATGCCCTACGCGAGGAACGAGAGCACGGCGGATTACGTCGCACCTTAAATGCAAAATTTGATGACAACGATAACAGAGGTGAGTACTGGATACGAAATGATCGGATATATCGGTATAGAAAACAACAGGTGATTGATGATGAAAATATCATAATTGTTTATCAATTATGGTCATGGATTGAGGAGCATCAGATGACGCGGCGGTCACCGATCATTCTGTATGGTAGATGCAGTATTGCTGAATGGTTTGCCGTTGATCTGAAAAACCGCGACATAATCAATCATGCCTGGGGGGCTGCGGCAGAACAACGATTTGATTGGTATCGTGTATTAGACAACATTCCGAGTAGATCGATTTGGAAATCAATTGAATTACCAGATTATGATTATACAGGAGTGCCATATCAATTACCGGGAGTAGGAACATGGACGCCGGGATCTACAGATGTTATGACATCTATAGATTTGCGGAATTATCTGGAGGCAGGAGACGTTGTTAGACCAGCAACGAGTGGATTCGAGCGAAGATTTTATTACATGATAGCTGAGGTTCAATCAACGAAAATAATTTTGACAACGAGTTACCAGGATCCTGCAGGACGGGTTCAGCGAATTGGAATATATAGAGATTTCGTATTCAGGGATTATTTGTCCCTGTCGGCAGGACGAGCTAATTCACAGGAGCTGGCGTGGCTTGAAGGACGATACTATCTAATTACTGGTGTATTGTTTTATGCCGGATTGATTGATATTACAACCATATCATTTGATTTTAGGGATAAAACCGCAGGACAGATTCTCCGTGAAATTTGTTTGTTGACGAATTCGATTCTCTATGTGGAATGCGATTCTGATGGTAAAAAGCGAATTTATCTCGTACATCGTGGATATTCGGGCAATTCTGTTATTCTGGATCGACGAAATTTATTGGGGATGCCGGAATTAACCATAACAGATCATAAAGGGGACGATCCCCCCCGGGTGGATAGTCGGATAATTGATAATGAGGGATTCAACGATGTGCTGAGTCGTTTTTATGCTGACAGTTATTACCTCGAAAAACAGGATATTGTTGTTCTGAATTGTGATCCGGATGTTGATGAGCATTGGAATATCCGGATATTTGATAGAATTATAATTCACAATGTTATTATTTCTGAAAAAATTGTGCGTCAGATTGTTTATGGCAAGGATTATCTCCAGTTGACGCTTCAATCGGGACATGATGATCACCTTTATCCAAATCCATTTGACTGATGAGTTATCCAGAAACACTAATTTGGGGAACGGGTCCACCTGCATTTGCTCTGTTACCTGGGGCAGGAGCGGATTTTCGGTATAATAAAATTCAGCTGCCCGGCACGGGTAACTGGGTCAACGGGTCGAACGAGGTTGCGACAACGGTTGATCTCCGCTCTAATTTAGGAGCTGATCAGCAAGTATCAAATGCGCAGGTGGGGAATAAGTGTTATGTTGTGGCATCAGTTGATGCTGCAAAAATCGTATTAACGAGTAATTTTCTCGAGGCGTCGGATTTAGGCGGTGAAATTTGGCGTAACGTTGATTTGAATGATGGACGAATAATTACGCTTCCTGATTGCGTCGATACGCAATTGGAATTTATTCCAGAGAGAACTGACGGCGGAGCTATATCGGTAACTCTGTCAGATGGAACAGTACGACAGCGCCATGAGGGTTATCGTCCAATCGTTACATTCAAATGGTCGAATTTGAGTCGTACGGATATGCTGGATTTATTGATAATAATCAATCATACAATCGCGGGACGTGTTGAGGTGCAACCTCATAATGATATTGCCATGAAATTCATTATGACCTGTCCAGAGGCAGTCAGGTCGGCTTATACTGGTGATTTGTTTATTGGACATGATGTTGAAATTCGATTTATTGGAGAGGAATTACTCTCATCTATTCCAAAAGCATCGGCGGCTGGAGAGTTTCATCCGCTTGTATTTTGAGGAGTAAAATATGGCACTCGTTCGTAAATGGTGGGCGCGAGCATCACAATCAGCATATACTGTTGAAATGGGGATTACCTCGCATGGTGCAGGGCATGCAAAAAACGTAGTGGGCGTATGGGATGCAGATGCCAACGCATATTATTTTGAATTTGACGATTCGCTTATATCCGATAATCCTGATTTAGCACAATATGATCCAACATCACTCTATTCAATCTGGGACAATTCTGCCGAGGTCGTCAATAAAATTGAATTTGGCTCATTACGGGAGGCGATTGGACGAGAAACCCATGAGGCGGCTACAGCGGTCCATGGAATTACAGGTGATGTTGTAGGAACGAGTGATTCGCAGACATTGACGAATAAAACCATTGATGGTGATGATAACACGCTTCAGGACATCCCGGGAACCGCACTAAAAGATAATACAAATTTATCGCCGGTCGGGATAAAACCGTCAGCGGCAGACAGCGTTTTACATATAAAAAGCAGTGATGCATCGACAGTTGAAATGAAAGTAATGAATGCAGCGAAAACTGTTGATCGGACATTAAAAATCACCTGTAATGATCTGGAGTTATTAAATGATGCAGCAGCGGCGGTTTATCTCACAGGGATTGCTGAACCTGTTGATTCTGATGGTGCAGTTCCGAAATCAATTACAGACGCGCTCGATACTCGTCTCACAGCATTAGAGCGGAGTGATGCGTTTTCATCACCGACAGTGCATTGCCTCGCGACCACACCTGATTATGGATTTTACCTGATCAGGATAAATTTTTTCATGGAGAGCACTGCAAATGAGGATGCTGTTCGACGATATGAGGTTTATTGGTCACGGAGTTCGTTTGAGTGGCTCAGTGCCGGTACGATTAGCGATACGGATTTAGCCCGCCTACGCGGTCAGGCTGAGGGGCAGGTGCGGATTGATGGTGGGACAGGAAACTGGTATATGCTCAATACACGGCATCCTCTCTATGTGATTGCTGTCGCATTTGACTGGGATTCCCCGATAAATCAATACGTATCTGCTCAGGATTTTGCACGTCCAGTTGTACCTGGTGATCGTCGTGATAGCGATGGTGAACTCATCAGGGCAGCGGATTTGACGCAACCGGGTCACCTGACGATTGCTGGGGGTGCAACAGGAAATGCTGCCGCAGCAGTAACGGAATGGACACAGGATTCGAGTTCATCGAAGATATTAAAACTCTCGACTTCCTATCGTCATCGAGATGAAAACAAGGCGATCCGGATTTCATTTTTCGGAAAATCAGGATTGGCTTCTGGTGATGATGCGTATTTAATTGCCGAAATTCAGGATCGTTCTGGTACGGTTATAAAATCTCAATCGTTCCTGATTGATCATGATACCTACGGAACATATCCGACAACACCGCAGGAGATTCAACTCAACATCGAGAGTGGTTTAACAGCAGGGGTTGTTTATTACCTGCGTCTGTATCAGCAAAATGTAAAATCCACCTCGTATTCCTCGAATATCGAGAGTAACGTGTACATTGATACGTTAACAAATATACCCGTAATTTAGGAGTAAAAATGCGATTTCTGACAATTTTAACAGCGATACTGTTGATAGCAGGAGCGATATTCGCTGAAACGCCAACAGTATATGATCGATTTGACATACTGCGCGAGGCGCGGCTGCTGGGAGGCGAACATGTATATTTCTACTATTCAGGGCAGGATACGATTGCCCCGGCAGCATATGTAGATTCAGTTGGATTCGATTCGCTGATCCAGATCGATGATTTGCAGCTTGCATGGTCTGATCAGACGAGTATGGATTCTAAACTGGACGGTAAAACCTATACCGGCAATGATCGATTAGCGTATTTATCACCTCGATATTTCGCATTGTGGATTATGCAGGATACGACTACGTTTTCGTATGCGGATACATCATATGGAGGATATTGCGATGCGGACAGTTGCGGGATCGATCCAACGATCATGGTTACATTCGCGATGGATCAGATGGATATTGATTCGTCATACGATGCGTGGATTGCAGACAGCACGAATATCGTAATCGAGGACGATCAATACAGCGACGAGGATTTTTACGGAAACTGGGTTTGGAATGATTGTTTCCCTGCTGATGTATTAGCAAATTCACCGATCAAACGATGGTATATTTTTATTGTTCGTGTTCCTCCGGGAGCGGCATACGCATCATTTACAATCAACAGCGTGAATACAATGTTGGAAACGCCGGTTGTTCGGTGGAGGTTAGTATGCGTTCATTGAGGTTGTTTGTATTTTTGTTGATGATTGCTTTTCTGACAACCGGTCAATATGGACAATTTGAGCGTCCGCATGGACAGATCAAACGACCTAATAGCGGATTGGTTGAGATATTTCAATGTCGTGAATCATGGTCACCTGTCGAAATGTCCAATATAGTGCACTGGTGGCGGGCGGATTCGCTGGTTACTGAAACATCGGCAGGGAGTGACAGCGTAATTGCTTGTACGGACATAATCGGCGGCGAGGTGTTATCGGCTACGCTGGGCGACACGACATATCCAGCTTATGTGCATGGCGCAAATGGAATAGGAGGGCAGGATGCGCTTGAGGGGGACGGCGTTGATGATTATCTTTACTGTGACATTGATAATATAGTGAGCCCCTGGTCGATATGGATTGTCTGTACAGTACCAGCGGATAATGATGCGACGAATGTTGTGTTTTCTGTTTATTCTACCAGTCGGGGTATTTTTGCCAATTATGGAGGAGCATATCATCGATGGGAGATTAAAACCGGAGTATTATTATGTATTCAAAATCTTCCAGCTGCCGGTACTGAGGGGTTGGCTTTTCTGGATCAGAGCTCTGATGATTTTTATTGGAATGGCACAAAGCAAACTAATTACCAGACTGGGGGGGATGCAGCAATATTTTATGTTCGATTGTTTTCAAGTACGAAAACACAACCGGCATCGATAAAAATTGCTGAGTTGGGTATTCATAATGGGGCTATTTCTGAGGCTGATCGTCTGGCGTTGGAGGGTTATGTTAAATCCCGATATGGACTCTCATGGTGAAATTTCGTTGGTTACTGGTTGTTTTCGTATTAATGCTCATTGCTGGTTCTGTCGCTGATGGAGAGCGTAATATATGGCGATGCCGAAAATGTAAGGGGGGCTGGGCATGGGCAATGGTTGCGAGCTATGAAAATCAACATGGTTATTTAGGCTATACCCTGCGGAATGAATTACATGATAGATTAGACGCGGGCACATATCTCCATGATACATTCAGCCAGACAAAAACAGTATGCGATTTTATTCTGCTGATGACATTTAGGTGATACGCTCCGATGGCAGATAGACGATTCAGTTTATGTTCAGAATGATTTGCCGTCACACACATTAGGGGGAGGTGATGGTATTATAACTGTCAGCTCAACGGATGGATTTACGGGTGTAACACGGATTGATATTTCCGATAATCCATTTAATGGTAAATCGATTAAATGGTCAACTTTATTTCCCAATTTAACTGTGCTCTTATTGAATTATCAATATATGGCTATTCCTGTTGATTCATTGCTTGATCTGGATTCACTCAAAACATTATACATTTGTGGCTCAGCAAATAATAATACAAATATCACAGGGGATGGATGGAAGCTAAATTCGTTGACATCACTCGAAAAAATAAAAGGATACTATTCTAAAATCACAATGATCTTTGATAGCCTCTACTCATGGAATCACATGAAATATTTTGATTGGATGAGGGAGGGATCAGATGCGTATGGAAATGTATCAGTAGTCGAAAACTGGTCGCCGGATTTATATGTTTTTTCAATCGCGAGTGATTCGGGATATGGAGACGGGAGTGTATTCAAACAGTTTTCGGATTTAACGATACTGGGTGTTGGGGGGTTAGGTGCGAATCTGAAACTAACCGGTGATGATGTTGATTCATTGACAAACCTGACGGATTTGACAGCTGTAGGGGATTCGGTAACCATCGATCTTGCTTCTCTTGAATTGCTGACAAAATTAACACACCTTAATTTGGGAGGCAGTAGGTCGTATGGTGATATAGTTGTATGTGGTTATATGCCGTGTTTGACTGTGATCGAATTAGAACACACGGGAGCTTATGGAAGTGTGGGGGTATTTGATAGCTGCGCTGCGACGATCAATGTTATCAATTGTCATCATACCGGCGTTGATGATGATCTGGCAAAGCTGTCAAATTGCGATATAGTGTACGAATATCAGTTGGATTCTACAGCGGTCAGCGTTACCGACAGATTTTTATCACCAGTTTGTTACTGGGTTTATTTCGACAGTTGTGGAATGAGCCAGGCCGAAGTGGATTTGATATTACATGATTATCGATTGCTGATTGAGGAAGGCGATGTAACGCCAACCCATTGGATTAAATTCCGATTGAGAGGAAACGCTCCGCCGTCTGCTGCGGGATTAGCGGATACAACATATATTGATTCGGCATGTACGGCGAATGGAACGTATGCAGAATTTTATGTTGATGAATAAATGGCGAGTTACAAGGAATTAAACCCAATTATTCTCCCAAATATAATTGTAACTATATGATAATAATTAAATAATGAACTGGCTTATACCCATATCTCTGGCATTGTCGGTATCGATTCGACCAGCATACGAGACGAATCAGCCGTTTGATTATCTGTTGCGAGCCGGCGCGATGTATGCAATGCACGGATATTCGCTGGAATGGGAACGTGAGGACGGCGCGTATTATCTCAATTATTCCGGTTACGGCGAGCGTGGACTGAGCGGCAGATACCGGTTAGCATATAGTACGGAGGTTATCGACAGCAAGGGCATCAATAGACAGATGATGGGGGTAATGCGGGATTTTGATAATTTTTTCAGCGCCGGATTTACGGCAGTTGCGCATGAATACAGCCATCCGGATTGGGCGGTGAGGTTTAGTGCGCCGCTTCCTGGGGATGGATCGGTGACCTGGACGACGGATTTTAATCGGACACATATATGGGATGCAGAGACACGATTGAGGTTTTTAGGTGATGACAAAAAAATCAGACCATACATCGAAGGGCACTATTTCAGGGATAACAGCGATGAATACTATCGCGGAGAGGTTGGGATTGAATTACGAATTTAAGGAGTTTACGCAAGATACCGGAGAACCTCATGCAGAAAAGTAATGGGACCAAGGTCTGGATTCTCGAGGCCATCGTGGGAGTATTCATGATATTGATTTTCGGTATCGGCAGTTGGTGGTTTGCCAATGCATCAGACACACTGAAAAATGTGGTTACACATGATGATGTCAATCAGGTAATTGAGGAAAAAATTATCAGCCGAGAGGAAGTGTCGGCGAAAATTCAGCGGGAATCGCCTTATATTCCAGATAAAGCGCGGCTCGAAAATGTAATCGATGATATTAGGGAGTTGAAAACTAATTTCAAGGAGTTCAAAAACGAACAGAAAATTCAATTCAGGGAATTTACAAAAAATCAGGATGAGATCATGCGGTTGATCATCCAGATGAAAACAAAACTCGATGGAGAGTAACATGAACGATTTAACAAAATTATTGATCAATGCGGTTGAAAAAATCGTTGAGACGTGGAGTGATTTCCGGGAGGATGGTAAAATCACGGCTGAGACCGCGCTCAAATTGATTTACGTGTTGATTTCCATGGCTGAGAAGTTCATTAACATTGCTGATGCAGGTAAACTCAAACACAAGGTCGTCCGGGAAGCATTTGATCATTTTGATCAGAAATATCACCTGGTTGATAAACTCGATGATGCGGTTAAACTGCCATTCTGGGCTGAGCCGTTTGATGGATTGCTGCTGAGTAGAGCAATTGATCTATTAATTTCAATGACTGTAATGACATTGAATAGAGCAGAGTAATCATGGAATCACGAGAGACAAACGGTAAACAGATAACCAGTATCAATCGGATTGGTGGGCGGAAATTCGCATATTTACTGGTGTTGACCGGATTATTGGCTGCATTTATCGGATCGGTTGTGTTCGGGCGACAGACCGAGATGATCATCGGACTACTCGAGAATTTTTTCACGATTTACATGTTCATCGCGCTCGCAATTGTAGCCGGCAATGTGATTGAAAAAATTCCATTCGGAAAATTCAAATAATGCGGCTGTTAGATCCGACACGAATTCGATATGTCATCATTCATTGCTCAGCGAGTTACTATGGTGATTTTGAACTGATTGAGAAATGGCATCTGGATCGGGGATTTGATGCTATCGGCTATCATTATCTAATCGGTAACGGTTATCCCGCGTACGAAAATTGGATTGATAAACGTCCATTATTTTGGACTGATGGTTGGCTCTGGCGGGGGCGTTCCAATAAATTTCAGGGGGCGCATGTCAGGGGACATAACCATGAATCAATCGGTATTTGTCTGATCGGACGGAGGCAGTTTACACAGGGGCAATTCAATCAGGCGATTGCGGTAATCCACAATTATCTGCATAATCCGAAATTCCCACATTTAAGGGGTGTCAATTGTATTCGGGGGCATTATGAATTATTGAGAGGCGGAAATTATTCCAAAACTTGCCCGAACATTGACATGAATCAATTCCGCCGTCAAGCCGGAAATGCCCTACAGAAGCTCGATTCGGTAATAAATCGCCATAGCGGGACGTTTGAATCGGCGGAAATTACCTAAATACAGTAGATATAATTGATTATAACTTCAAGGGGTATTCGGATATAGGGAGCGGGATTATTTTGCGGCTATGCCCGCTTACGCAACGAATTTGGGGGGTATATGATGAATAACTGACGTAGTGATGCACTACTCCCTCAAGCGGGGCGGTTTCATGATGGACCGCCCCGCTTACTCGTTCTAATCGGAAATGATAAATAAATTTTAATTATTTTATAAAAATATAACAAAACGCTTGACATTTTCGGTTTTCCGATATATATTGGAATTAGCAGATGTGAGATCATCTACTGAAACCAAAACAAGGGAGAGAAACAATGATAATGACCCAAAAACGTAACCGTCTGAGAAATCTCCAGGATAATTTTTTATCATGTAGTTTAACCAAAAGTTTCGTCAGGAAATATGGATATGATCATCCATTATTTTCTGCGCGTTCCTCACCAACAGCCAATAATCTCATAGATTACCTCTACCCCGAATATGAAGAGCAGATGAGGAGCATCATAAACAAATCACGCTAACAGCGCGGCATGGTTGCAGGGGAGAATTCGATTCTCTCCCCGCGCTCAACCCGGGGAGGCCCGGGATAACATTCAAAACAGGGAGAGAGACAATGGACGATCAGGAATTAGATAAATTGGGTTCTATTGCGATTTCAACAGCGGTTACAGGGGCATGCCGTTGGTGTGAAACGCGAGGATTTGAGTTGAGATTGACAGATGAGTTCCTGATTTATTTGAGGGCGCAAATTAAAAATGCTATTCCCAGTGCTCTCGAGGATGCACGCCAAGCATATATCGAAGCGCAAATGGCTGATATAGCACAAGCCACATTTTTACTGTCATTTGAAATTGCAGGAGCGAAAGCTGCTGCCGAATATTTTGAGGAGAATCATGCTACTCCAGAGAAGCATTAATTATTCGGGCAATGAAAATCGAGTTGAATGGATCGAGGTGAATCCTGTGATATTAAAACAGATCCAAAAAAAGGGATTCAGTATCTCTCGATTGCGAGAGATACTGCGGGAGTTAACCGGAATCAGTATTACAATCGACGGAATTACTCTCCGTTGGGTTGAGGATTGAATTGTTTGGGGTACCGCGCACCTGTGCCCATCGCGCGGCTAAGGCATCTGAAGGCGCTCGGTTTTCTCCCCTGTCCGAGCAGGTAGATATAGCGCCCCTGTATTTTATTAGGAGGTCCACATGGTAAATCTGAAACAGATTCGCGAAAAATACAATCTGAGTAATTTACAGATTGCTGAGATCGCTGGGGTTTCCAAATCATCAATTGATATTGCAACATCACGACGAGGTGATCCGGATAAAAACCGGAGTTACGCATCAATTGTGGATGCTCGGCTCCAAAATATGATTGAGTATTTTCGAGAGAACTGGGCACATCTCGCCTATGATGTACACGGAATGGCAATCGTGATTCTGGGTACACCCGGGATTTATAAAATCCCCAGAGAGATCAGACAAACAGCCAGGATAATTTCGAGGTAATCATGATTCCGAAATTATTTATCAGTGATGGTATAATCGCCGCTGAAACACCATACGAATTAAAGGATACCTGCAAATCAATTCCCGGACATCGCTGGAATAAAACGCGGCGCAGGTGGGAATTTCCGCTGACACCAACCACAGCAAAAATCTGCATCGATAAATTTTCTGAAATTACCGATCTGATTGATGATGAAATCCATAATACCGCTGAATTGATTATTCGTCGGCAGACCGCGATAAATTCATCTAATCTCAATGAAATCAGATCAAAAATCACTCCATGGCAACATCAACTACAGGGCTACTGGTTTGCTGAGGGACAGCCGGCGAGCCTGCTCGCGATGGATATGGGGACAGGTAAATCGAAAATCGTTGTGGACCTGGTAAACAATAATCCGGAATTGAGAATGATTCTGATCGTTGCCCCTGTATCTGTTCTGAATGTCTGGAAACGCGAGTTTTCGAAACACTCCATTGATAATCTCCGACCGATAATTCTGTATAATGCCAAAATAGCGAAACGGCTGGAAATTGCACAACAGAATTATCAGTTGAATACCGCTCGGCAATTACCGTCGATATTCGTGATCAATTATGAAGCGGTGTGGAGACAGCCATTTGCGAAATGGTGTCTGATGGTTAATTGGGATCTCATAGTTTATGATGAGATTCATAAATTAAAAGCGCCCGGCGGTGTGGCGAGTCGGTTCTGCTCACGGCTCTCGGATCGAGCTAAATATCGAATCGGATTAACCGGAACGCCGATGCCGCATTCACCATTGGATATTTATGCACAGTTCCGGGCGCTGGATAAAGGGATTTTTGGAACTTCATTTACAGCGTTTCGCAGCCAGTATGCTGAGATGGGCGGGTTTCATCAGAAACAGGTGATCAGATTCAAAAATCAGGACGATCTGCGATCAAAATTTGATTCGATTTCATTTCAGGTGCGGAAAGAAGACGTGCTCGATTTACCGCCGTCAATTGATACCGTTAGAGATTTTTATCTTGATGAGGAAACTAAAATCGTTTACAATTCACTGGAGAGTCAATTCTGGGCTGAGGTAGATGAGGGGTTAATTACAGCGACGAATGCACTCGTAAAATTATTACGACTCCAGCAATTGACATCAGGATTTCTCAAATTGGACGATCAGGATGAATTGTTACAGGTCAGCACAGCTAAACAGGATGTATTACGGGATATTATTGAGGGAATTGATACAACGAAACATCACATTGTGGTTTTCACACGATTCATTGCGGACCTGGATGCTGTCAGGGAAGTTGCTGAAAATCTCAACCTCGAATATGGAGAGGTATCAGGACGCAGAAAAGACATCGACGGCGAGGCGATCTATCCTGAAAATATCCAGATTATGGGTGTTCAAATTCAGGCTGGAGGATTAGGAATTGATCTATCCCGGGCGAGTTATGTGATTTATTATTCGCTCGGATTTTCACTCGGAGATTACGAGCAATCAAAAGCCCGAGTTCACCGACCAGGACAGAAATTACCTGTAACCAACATCCACCTCATCGCACGTGATACAGTTGATGAGAGGGTATTTACGGCGCTACAAGAGCGGCGTGAAATAATCAGTGAAATTCTAAAACGAGGGAGTAATGGACGAGAGACGACTGAACAAACTGATTAACTATTATGTAGAGATTGAGGATTTGAATCGACAGCTCGAAATCCTCAATGACAAAATCGCTGTCGAGGAATCCTATGTTCTCGAAAATATGCAGCGATCAGGATCACAGAGTCTGACGCGGCGTGGATATACGTTATATATCCGTCGCAATCTCTATGCAGGACTGGTTAATCATGATGATGCCGGGAAAGCGCCCGGTATGGAAGCGCTGAAAAAAATCGGCTTGGGGCATTTCGTCAAACCGACCGTCAATGCATCACGATTGTCGGCATGGGTACGGGAGTTTGATCCAGAGAAAAAACTCTCACCAGACGAGATTCTCGAATGCATTCCAGCTGAGGTTCGAAATGAAATTACAATTGCCGAGGTTTTCAAACTCGGCAGGCGCAAGGCAAAAATGCGCAAAACATCCTAAACAACCGAGGGAGTAGTTATGGCAAATGGAACGAGGTCTAAAAAAAATGCGGCAGTAGTCAAACTCGATACGGAGTTTGTAGGATTGCAAAATATTAAATCCGATGCTGCTGTTCAGGCGATTCGGGCAAATCTGGAACGCGAGGAAATCACACCATTTGATTTGATCCGGTTAACCGTCCCGCCCGGAGGGATTACGAGCTGGCAGGTTCCCGATGATGAGAGTGAATCGGGATACAAATCGGTCGATTCAGTTGAGGGTGTAATTCTCGATTATCGGCTCGTTCGAGCCTACTGGGAATCAGGATTTGACGAGGGTGGTGGTGGTATGCCGCCGGATTGTCATTCCGATAACGGCACACATGGTGTCGGTACAATCGGCGGTGATCCTCCAGGTTCACTCTGTTCAGAATGCGCCCTGAATCAATTCGGGTCTGCCGGCGAGGGACGGAAAAAAGCGTGTAAAGAAATGCGGTTACTATTTGTGCTGCCGAAATCATCAATAATGCCGATTGTGATTTCGCTTCCGCCCGCTTCAATCAAGGGGTTTCGAAAATATCTAATGCGATTATCATCCAGTGATGTTCCTACAGTATACAATCGCGTGGTTACAAAATTTCGTCTCCGTCGGGAGGAGAAACCGATGCCACATGGTGTTGTTGTGTTAACTGTCGCGCGACGACTTACTGATGAGGAAATTCACGCGATGGAGCGTTATGCTGAAACATTTGCGCTGTTGTGGCGCGAGGTGTCGGTAGAGACGATTGAAAGCTGATCAAAGAAAAATCAGCGATTTTATCGAGGCTGTTTACGGGGATAAGCCGGCGCGAGGGTATATTCAGATTTGGAGTCTCCCCTCGAAAAAATCGGCATATTGTCAAAATACATCCTCAGCGATTGCTGATATAATACGACGGGCAGGGCATGAGAACGATATTTATATCGGGTGTGGATTATCACCTCGTGCCCTGCCGTCAAACCGGCGTTGTCCTAAAAATCAAATTGATGGTATCCCGGGCGTTTGGGCGGATATAGATTTTACCGGTGAACACTCCAAAAAAAATCTACCGACGATTGAGGAAGCTGACAGGATTATCAGTAAACTGCCTAAACCTACAATGATAATCAATTCCGGACATGGTTATCATGTCTGGTGGCTATTCAAGGAAATCTGGTATTTTGCAGATAAACGCGAGCGTGATGAGGCGCAGGATTTGATGTATCGATTCGCACGACATTTAATCGGATTATTTGATGGAATCGGCCGAGAGGTCGATAATGTCAGTGATCTATCCAGAATCCTGCGTATTACAGGAACAATCAATAATAAACGCACGCCGCCTGTGATGGTCCGGTTTGTCAATAAAAACGAGATATATTACAATCCTGATGACCTCGCTCAATTCGTTCCTGATGTATTACCATACTCTATGAATGAAACTGTTGACGGCAAATCACAACGGATTATTCTAAAATCAAATGCAAATCCTCCATTTGATAAATTTTCTGTATTACAAAAAAACATTACACGAGTCGTTCCTACATGGGAGAGAAAACGACGTGATCTGAAAGACACTTCGGCGTCAGGATATGATATGGCATTGGCAACCATCAGCGCGCAGGCGGGATGGAGTGATCAGGAAATCGCTGATCTATTGATAGCATCACGCAGAAAACATGGTGATGATCTAAAATTAAATCGTCCTGATTATTATAAACTGACAATTGCAAAAGCACGATCAGGAATCCAGATAGATATTGCTGAAGAGAAGCTCGAGGAGGTATTAGCAACTCCAGATAAATCAACGGTTCGATCAATGGGGCTGGAGGCAGTATCATCGATAATAGGTGTGAAAATTATCAAAATGATTAAATACCTCTCGGATCCACCCTTATTTGAATTGATTACGGATCGGGGAGCAGCTCAGATCGGCACATCTGCACACCTGATCAACCAGACAACGATGCGTGCGAAAATCCATTCGGCAACTGGTGTTTTAATCAGACGACAAAAAGAGTTCAAATGGGATCGGATCGTACAAGCGTTGACAGATGCATGTGAGGAAATTGAATTGGGACAGCTCACCACAATTGCTGGCACCGGCAATCAGTGGACTCAGGAATATATTGATGATATTCCGCCCCATGAAATTACTGAGGATTTCACAGTATGGGATGCATTACAGGGTGAGGTTCCGTTTATAAAAGACAATCAAATTTTCATATTCAGCTCACCGTTTCGAAAATGGCTGAAAACAGCTCGAGGAGAGAATTATTCACATCAGGAAATTGCTCTCAGATTTCGGGCGGCGGGTTATACATCTATCAGTATATCTGCGCGTGCTGATAACGGACGAGTAGTCACACGTGCAGCATGGACAATGAAAATCTCGGAGTAAAAATGAATCCGACAGAACGGTTGAAAATGGTCAGATTGCTTGATCAGTATCTGAGAGAAAATTTCGGAGATGGCGCTGGATGCATCGCGCTGTATATTCCTGATGGAGGGAGTGACGGAGTTGCTATTATTTATCCCTCACAACTGGCATATCATTTAACTGATGATGAGGCAAACATTTACTATTCGCTGTTGTTGCAATCACGAGGTGAATCACTGTATTGTTTTGATGTTCTGTAATTGGATTCTATATAAGCGAATAAAAAAATCGTAAACGAGGTTTTGGTAGGTGTAATAGCATTACCAATTACACTTGAAAAATCAAGGAGTTAGGTATCGGTGTAATTGGAGTAACCTATTACATATTATGATTTCAATAGTTTAGATATAATTACAAAAAATTTCTTTAATATATGTCTCTCAGGTGATGATGTGGAGTCCAAAAATTTAACAGATAATATAGAGGGCGCGTTTAATGTCACGGGTCCACCTGGAACGGGGAAAACTACGTGGCTGGTTCGGCAGGCGTCGCGTGCATTAAAACGATATGATGCAAATAAAATCATGATTACCTCGATGACACGAGCTGCTGCGGCAGAGGTTGCGGGGCGAGAGTCGCCTATTCCGCGAGGGAATATCGGGACGCTCCATTCATTCTGTTATCGGGCGTTATCACAGCCGACTGTTGCTGAAACGAAAATCGGGGAATTTAATCGAGAATTTCCACAGTTCAGGATTTCGAGTTCGGTGCGAGATCCCGACAATGAGGTTGAACCGATTAAATCGATTACACGAGGAGACGCGTTATTGTCTGAATTAAACCTGATGAGACAACAGATGCTCGATGAGAAATTATATCCTGAACGGATTCGGGTATTTGCAGCGAAATATAATCGGTGGAAATCTGATAATAATTATCTGGATTTTACTGATCTGATTGAACGGTGTATTGATGATGTATTATATGCGCCGGGAATACCGAGCGTATTTTTAGGCGACGAATGTCAGGACTGGTCGAGGCTCGAATCCGCCTTGATGGAGAAATGGGGAATGAATACGGATATATTTGTCCGGGTTGGAGATCCTGATCAATCGATTTATCAATGGCGGGGAGCTGATCCTAATGTATTCAGATTATCGAATATCCCTGTTGAAAATCGACGGATTTTGAAACAGTCATATCGGGTGCCTCGGGCAGTTTATCAGCTCGCGAAAAACTGGATCGAACAGATAGAGGAACGTGATCAGGTTGAGTATTTACCAACGGAGATTGAGGGTAAAATCACAATTTCCAGAGGAACATTCAGTAATCCTGCACCATTGATTGATGGTATTATTGAGCGGATTGATGCAGGACAAACAGTAATGATTTTAGCGACATGCAGTTACATGTTAGAGCCTCTAAAATCGCTTCTGCGGCGTGAGGGGATACCGTTTCATAATCCATATCGACGTACACGAGGGGATTGGAATCCATTAGGGGGGCGCGGCGTAACGGCAAGAGATCAATTATTTGCATTTATGGCTGAATGTGCTGATGTTTGGGGCGAGGAGGCGCGAGCATGGACGTGGCAGGATTTACAGCGATGGGCAAAACCGATAGAATCAAAATTGATATTCGTGCGTGGAGCGAAAAAGATTCTCAGTAAAATTTCGCAGGATGAAATTCCCGATGGTGCAAATATGACTGATTTATTTTGCGGACTCGAGATATTAAATGATGCGCTGCGGGCTTCAGTTAGCGGAAATTATGATTGGTATATTCAGCATATTAGACCTGCTCAACGCAGACGATTTGATTTTTTGAGGCGGATATTGATTCGGCGGTCATGGTCAGGATTGCGGAGCGCGCCTCGCGTAATTATCGGCACGATTCATAGCGTAAAAGGCGGAGAATCAGATGTCGTTTATATTTTTCCTGATCTATCATCTGCCGGCATTCAGCAATGGCGTCGGCGCGGACCCGGGCGGGATGCTGTTATCAGGTTATTTTATGTTGCGATGACGAGGTCACGCAACGAGGTCGTCTTATTACAGCCATCATCGGAGTTTAATGTAGGGAGTTTGAAATGTCGAAAATAGGAAATGATTCACTGGAAGAGCGATGTCCTCATTGTGGTAGTATAGAGACAGTGCAGACAGAATTGTATCCTGAAAAAACCGGAGGATATGAAATTTTCAAATATCAATGTATGAAATGTTCGGCATATTTTGAGACATTATTTATACACAATCGGTATATCGGGCAGAGAATATACGTTAATGGGAAATATCGAGTAGTACAGTGAATCCTACAGTAAAACAATGCCCAAAATGTGGCTTGGTGAGGCCAACAGATGTTTCTGATTCTGACTGGGGGTTTCATCTCGTGGTCTGTAACGGTATACCGCCAGCCTGTTGTACAGAATGTACCCATTTGCGGTCTGATTCGAGAGATGAGTATTCACCACCATATTATTATTGTGAGTTAAATATCATATTGCCTACGCGAAAACTATCATGCAGGAAACAAAAGAGAAAGAGAGAAAAGAAATGAGTTTTAAGGAAAATTACTTCAAGCTAAACAAGGATGAAAAGAAAGACGTGCGGAAGTTAATCAGCTGTCTCATCGTACTCATCTTGTGGAAAGCTCTCTTTTATGGTGTAATCGCCGTTGGCATCATCTACGCAGTCAAGATCATTTTTAACGTTTGAGGAGAAAAGAAAAA